CCTAACACTAGCATGAAGAACAACAAGCAACTCATTGATTTACTTAGCGAAGTTCGCACCCAACTGGAAGGAAAATAATATGTTTACATGTATCGCAACTAAGCCACTGAATGATGGCACTAATGGATTCCGTTTTAACTTCTTAGGTATGAAGGGTATGACACGTAAGCGTAAACCTAATCGTGCTACTAGCAGCCGTGGGTATAACATTGAGCGTGGTGAATGCTTCAACATCTACAACTTAGGTAGACGTACCATCTACATAGAGAAAGCTATGAACAGAGTTAACTCTCGTAGGGTACGCCACTTTGCAGGGTAACTGTGATGGTTATCAAGAAATGTAATGGTAAGTACACAGTGTATGGTGATGACGGGAAGGTCATCATCATCACATCCGATAGTCGGATAGCCCAATCAACACTAGAAAGAAACAAAAGGATAACAAAGACATGACTAATAAAAAAGTAGTAGAAGACACACGCCCACAGTGGGAGATTGATCGTGAAGCACGTGAGCTAGAGCATAACAATGCTGCACACTTCTTATTGGAAGATCAAATAGAGACACTAAAGTTTGTTATGAAGATTGTACAAGAGGCAGACTTTGAGTGTCATGAATCATTTGAGCTAGGTGTAGATACTATGAAAGGTATCGACAGAGCAGAATGGAAATTACGCATAGCATTTCCTGAACTGTATGATCATATACACAATGAAAGAATGGGAGAATAATATGTCGGGTTCAAATTTCTGGGAAGGTATGTTGTCTGCTGGACAAGTAGACTTCATTATACAAGAGTGTAAGACAACTCTAGCGTATGGGGATTTTATGGACCCCTATCAAGCTGATGATGCCCTTACATCAGAGACTACGCAGTACCTAGTCAACGTGACTACACTGTTAAACAAGATGGTGCATGGAAGAGAACACATTAATTTTTTAGAGGGGAAATAATATGTCAGACTACGCATTAGATGAATGGGATGAGTACAATAATATATCCAGTACTATTGACGCAGCGTCATGGATAGGGGAAGATGTGGATGAGCTTAGTGATGTAGTCGCTGAGCTTACCTATCGTATAGCTAATGGGGATCTCAGCCATCAAATATTTTGAGATGCTTATAATTATTATCATGCAGTTAGTTGTTGCTGTAATAATATTAACAATGGGGTTTGGGATTCTATGAGCTATACTAGTGACGATAGGAATGCAGGCGAGGACGATGATCCTTGTGATGATTGGTCAGGCCAACCTATACCTAAGCCTAAGAAGGAGAAGGACAAATGATACGTAAGCACATGGAACTTAAGGAGACACATACTATAGAGACAGCGTGCGACTTCTATGTACATACTCCTAAGTACCATGCGCTATCGAATCGTAGCAAGAAAGACTACGACTACAACTTACTGCGTGTGTGCAAAACAAAAGTACAAAACGATAAGCAGTTAGGTAACATTAAACTGCGTGACCTACGATTCAAGCACGCCACTGTAGCGTATGACAAATGGCAGACTGACGTAGGCATAAGGCAAGCCAACTACATGGCTACGTGCCTAAGTATTGTACTCAATACAGCGATCAGGCATGAGGCATTAGTGACTAACCCTGTGACATTGATCCAACGTACTAAAGATAAGATACGTAAGGTGCGGTGGACTGACGCACAGGTTATTACATTCTTAGACACAGCGTATAGTGAGTGGAAGTGGCGCAGCATTGGCTTGATCATACACATGGCATACGAATGGGCGCAGCGTGTAGGTGACATGCGTACACTCAAGTGGTCTAACATAGACTTGACTACCAAGACACTCGACTTAGAGCAGAGCAAACGTAGGTCAGAGGTACGACTACCTATAGATGATGAGCTATGCCGTATGCTGGTTGAACAGAAGGATACGTTTGGCTTCCAACAGTACGTGGCACCTGCTGTGGAGCCACAGGGTAGCGCTTACAAGCCGTATGCTAGTGGAGATATACATAAGCTAGTGAATGAGGTTAAGGCTGCTGCAAACCTGCCCTCTGATATAACAGCTATGGACTTACGCCGCACTGGTATCACTCAACTTGTTGAGGGTGGGGTAGATACCTTCGGTATTATGCAGGTCAGTGGTCACAGTAATCCACAAAGTGTTAAGCCTTACTTAGTTAACACACTCACAGGTGCAACTAATGCCCTAGCAAATAGGAAGAAGTAAGTATGAGAAGTGAGTATGCAAAGAGTTTTATAACTCAAGACGAAGTAGTCTATCTAGGTTTACCTTTAAGACATGGACATCTTAGAGAAGATGGTTACTCATTTATACAATACTATTATAGAACAACCCTAGCTACAGGGGATCGTTCAGTTCCTTTGGAACAATGGCTAAGTCCAGAAGCTTTAGGGCGTATAAAAATACGCAAGGCTAAACAAAAGAAAGAGGCAAAGGAAAGAAACAGGGCTTTTGTTAAGAGATATAAAAGTATATATGGTTGCTCAGTTTGCAGTTACAAAAAAAGTTTAAGTGCATTGCACTTCCATCATTTACACTCTAAAAAGAAAGAGATAACTAACATGTACGGCTACTCAAGAGAGTCTGTAAAGGAAGAGATGAGAAAGTGCATATTAGTTTGTGCTAATTGTCACAGTGAGATACACGATAAGGAAAGAGAAGAGGTAGCACATGGACATTAAGAAATATGTAGAGGATCTTATGCTAGGTGAGGGTGATACAACCCGTATGCACTGCCCTAATTGTGGCGGTAACAATACCTTCACTGCGTCTAAGGATGGCGGTGCAGTTATGTACAACTGTTACAAGCTAGGCTGTGGCATACGTGGCGCAGTTACTACAGGCATGACAGCTGATGAGATACGCAGACGTATGATGGGGCTTGACGTAAAGGTACGCAAGGAGATAGAGGCTATGCCATACCCTGAGTATGTCGTTAACCCTAAGCCTGAGCATCAGCTACTACATAGGTTCTTAGGGCGTTGGGGATTAACCAATGAGGAGATCTTCTATGACGTTAAGGATAGGCGTGCAGTCTTTCCTATCAAGCATAAGGGTGTAGTGATTGATGCAGTGGGGCGTGCACTTGATGGTGCCGTACCTAAATGGTTTCGCTACACTGGGCAAGCATCTGTGTTTAAGCGTATGCTTGGCCTATCAAATGGTGTGTGTGTGGTGGTTGAGGATGTGATCAGTGCCATTGTCGTGGCGCAACTTATGCCTAACACAACAGGCTTAGCTATCCTTGGTACGTCACTAGGCCCAGCGCAGATAGAGCACATAGGAAATTTCTATAAGGTTATCATAGCGTTAGACCCTGATGCCATGAGCAAGACACTATCGTACAAGCAAGAGGTAGAGACATGGACAGGTAAAAAAGCTAAAGCTTTAAGACTTGACGATGACATTAAATATAAGTTAGACTCTGATGTAGAAAGATTAAAGGAGATGATAAATGGATAGCTTGAAAGACTTCCTTAAGGAGATGGGGCTTACACCTGTACACCCTGTGTCTACTAAAGAGATCCCTGCTCACATGGTGAAGGGATACTATATAGATCCACGTGACGCTAATGGTGAGGTGCCGTTCTAATGATTGAAGTAACATACGTAAATCACATGGGCAATGACATGACAGTGGTTAATGCAGCACGGGTATCCTTTGCTAAAGAATCCACATGGGATGACTACAACAGTGAAACAGAACAGTATGTCTTGAAGGACAAAGACCGTAAGCTGATCCACTACTTAGCAGAACATAAACACCGCTCGCCATTCGGACATTGCTTCGCATCCTTTCACGTTAAGGCTCCTGTCTTTGTGGCTAGGCAGTTGGTTAAGCACAAGTTCCTACGCTGGAATGAGATCAGCCGTAGGTATGTGGATAGTAAGCCTGAGTTCTATGAGCCTGATGAGTGGCGTGGTAGGTCAGAAGATAAGAAGCAGGGCAGTGATGGTGTTGTTCAGGTCTACATGGATCAGGGTATGCAGTGGTATAGACAGTTTGTTGCATACGAGAACCTAATTAACAATGGAGTATGCCCAGAACAAGCACGTATGGTACTACCACAGTCAATGATGACTGAGTGGTACTGGTCAGGTAGCCTTGACGCCTTCGCTGATATGTGCAATCTTAGGTGTGCAGGTGATACACAGCTAGAGACTAGGCTAGTAGCAAATAAAATCTGTAACAGCATGAAGGAGTTATTTCCTACATCATGGTTTGCTTTGAGATTGGAGAAGTAGAATGGGTATGGCAGGTGAGATAGAGAACTTACAGATGGCGATAGCACTTAAAGAAGAAGAACTATTTGCTCTAGCTAAAGAGATAGCTGACTTAGAAAATAAATTAGAGGAGTTACAAAAATGTGGGCCTTAGTGTGGTTAGAACTAATCAGTGGTCAGAGCTTGGAGTACTATCACATAGATAGTTACACTACGTATGAACAGTGCGAGGTACAAAGAAAGCTGGCTGAAGTAATGATAACTCACAACGGCATAGGTGTCGTATGTTTAGATGTAACAGGAGGATAATATGTGGGCAGTAATGTTTGAGATAGAAGGTGGAGAGTTGGCATACGATACAGGCAAAAAGGTTTTTACTAATTATGATGAGCCTTTAATTTTTTCTGACAAAGAAGAAGCTATGTCCCAAGCAAAGAATTGGAACACAGGTATTGTTGTGCCATACATAAGACCAATGTCAGATGAAGAGAGACAGCAATCAAAGGTAAGAGGAAAGTGGACATAATGTTTACAGTTGAATTTGAATCAGATGCATCTGTAGTTACTACACTGGATCACTCTGGCCTCTTTGAAGATGTCGAGATGGTCATTGCAGATAATGGCATCGTATACATACGCCAGTTTGATGAGGGGATGGATGATTATCAGATGTTATACATGAGTTTACAACAGTTCACTGACATAATTACTTCTTACAGAACTCCTGAGGGTATGTATAAAGTAGTACCAAAGGAGAATATTAAATGATGGAACTAGCCCTGATAAGAACTCTTATGAACAAGGAGTTCTATGATAACAACAAGGGTATACGATGCCCGGATGAGTTGTTCAGTAAGGATGTGCGTAAGATCAAGCAGACACTAGACTACGCAATGAATACTTATGAGCGTACACTCACTACCTCTGAGCTTGAGGCTTTGTTCTTTGCTAACAACAGCACAATGACTACGGCAAACAAGCAGGTCTACAATGATCTATTCAAGCGTGTGTCACGTGAGGAATCAATGAACAAAGAGATAGCTAGTGAGGTACTATCTAAATTATTTCAGCAGGTACTAGGTAACAAGCTTGCCAACATAGGGTTCGACTACGTTAATGGATCACTTGATAGCCTTGAGCCTGTACGTAATCTATTGCAGACGTATCAGGATGACTTCACCCCTAACCTTAAGCTTGAGTTCGGTAACATAGATATAGATCACCTACTCAAGGCCAATGACATTCAGTCGCAATGGAAGTTCAACATCCCTAGCTTAGGTAGGAACGTTGAGGGTATCAGTGGTGGTCACTTGATCATCGTAGGCGCACGCCCTAACACAGGCAAGACATCCTTCCACGCATCCTTGATAGGTTCACCGGGTGGCTTTGCTTCGCAGGGTGCCAAGTGTCTGGTGCTTTGTAATGAAGAGGCATACGAGAGAGTAGGCGCACGCTACCTAAGTGCAGCAACATCCCTATCTATGGAAGAGGTCAAGGGTAACTACGCCTTAGCTGCCTCACGCTATGAGCCAGTGCGTAAGCAGATAGAACTGTATGATAGTACAGGTAAGGACATGGGATGGGTTGAGGCTATCATCAAGGCATACAAGCCTGACATCGTGGTATTAGATATGGGTGATAAGTTTGCTGTTAAGAACAGCGACAAGTCAGATGTCTATCTCAAGAACGCAGCTATCCATGCACGCAACATAGCTAAGCAGTACGACTGCGCTATCATATGGATGTCACAGCTATCAGCTGATGCTGAAGGTAAGATCAATGTAGATCAGTCTATGCTGGAAGGTAGTAAGACAGGCAAGGCAGCTGAAGCAGACCTGATGGTGTTAATCTCTAAGAACCCTGTACTAGAGGCAACAGAAGATGACACAGTTGATTCACAAAGGTACTTGATTATTGCAAAGAATAAGCTTAAAGGTGGGTGGCACGGTAAGATAACGTGTGAGTTAGATGGAGCTAGGGCACAGTACTTAGCATAGATAGGAGCGACAATGGAATTAGTTCTTGATGTAGAGAATACTGTCACACACAGGGGTGGTAAGATGCACCTTGATCCTTTCGAGGAAACTAATAAGCTTGTGCAAGTAGGCATACAGGAAGTTGTGTCAGGTACTCAAGACATCTATAACTTTGATCACGCTGAAGCTCATGACTATGATGGGTCACAAGCTAAGCAACTACAAACTAAGCTGGATGCAACTACCCTATTGATACTGCACAATGCACAGCATGACATGCCGTGGCTATGGGAGAGTGGCTTCAAGTATAGTGGTGCTATATACGACACTATGTTAGCTGAATACGTCTTGATGAGAGGCAACCACATGGAGATAACCCCTACTGGTTCCTTCAAGAAGAAGTCTATTAGCTTAGCTAACTGTGCGTTGCGCCGTAACCTAGACTT